CAATAGCAGATTCTGCAGCCATAACTCCTGTCATTGGACCAGCGGGCGCGACTTTTTATGATTCTCTTGGTTTGCTGCCAGTAGCAGACTTAGTTGCAGGTACACAAGCTTTTGTAGGTTCAAATAAAAAACTTTATATTAGTAATGGTTCAGGTTGGTACAATGTTGCAACTATTAATGCAACTCCAACGTTGACGACTAGTCCTACAGGAACAATTGCTTTGGCTGCCGGTTCAGCAACTGTCGTTACAATGACTGCTGCTGACTCTGATGGCACTACACCAGAACTAAGTCTTGAATCCGGTGGAGATTTGTTTAAGTTTGCCACTGTATCACGAGACTCATCCGTTGTTACAATTACTCCACGATCAGAAGATTCTGCCACTGCTTTAGGATCTGATGGATCAGCCACATTAACATTTAAAGCTTCAGATGGTATCGGTGTTGCATCGGTAGTGAATACATTCACATTAGCATTTGTATCAGATGCAGATTGGACAGGAACTATAGGACGCACTGAAGTAAATTATGACTATATTATTAGTAATACTGTTACTTATGCACAATTTTCAAAAGATGGTATGGCCACAAGCCGAGACGGAAACTATATAGGTATATGTTACTCAAAAGGACTTGCCCCCACATCCGGTGGTGGTGTAACAGATATTGGTGCTGTTTTTGTTTATCAAAACAGTAATGGCACAGTTTCAAATCAAACAGCAGTTCAACCTGACGGACATGCTGCACAAGAAACATCATTTGGTGACAATGCACAATTTGGATGGGATGTAGATTTCGACAATGACGCGTCAAGAATGATTGTAGGTGGAGCAAAATGGTCTTCGTCAGGTGTAACTGCACATGGCCAAGCATTTGTTTTCACTAGATCAGGATCTAATACTTGGACACAAGAAGCTGCGATAACTGCTGAAGGTGGTAACGTTGCTAGTATGTATTTTGGTACTTCTGTTGCAATGAATAAAGCTGGTGACACAGTTGCGATTGGAGCTAGAAATAGAACACACTCTGCTATAAGTGGTGCAGGTTCTATTTACATTTATACAAGATCTGGTACTACTTGGTCATATCAAGCGACACTTGCACCAAGCGATACCGGTGTCTATTATGTAGGAAATCACGTAAGCATAGATGATGATGGAGATAGAGTAGCATTTGGTACAAACTATTCTGACTTTAGCGGAGGCTCCAATAATGGTGGATTCTATGTCTATAAAAGAACAGGTACTAGTTGGGCCGAAGAATTACATGTAGTAGGTTCAGTGAATAGCCGTCAAATGGGCATCGATACAATGATAAGTGGAGATGGCTCAACAGTTGTAGTTGGTTACGGAGCATATGAATATATTTCTATATACGCTAGATCTGGTACTAATTGGACTAACCAAGCAAATATTACAGGAACAACAACTGGTGCAAGTGACGGATTTGGTGAAGCTGTTGCAATAAGTAAAAGCGGTGATGTAGCAATTGCTACTGCTTGGAAAGATGATGATGATGGTAGTAATTCAGGAAATGTGTTTATGTTTAAGAGAGATGGATCAGGTAACTGGACTCAAACAGCTAAGAAAGGCTCAGGCGTAGCCGGATCGCAAATGGGTCGAAAAAATGAAGGTCAAGGTGGTATAGGTTGTGATGCTGGAGGTAATAATATTATAATGGGTGGTCAAGAACATAACTCATCATCATTCAGCGGTGCTCCCCATCATGGCTCTTGTTTCTTAGTTTATGTCTAACATAGTGTACTTTTACTCTATTCTGTGGTATAATATATAATACTGTACGGAGTAGATGATGATTGATTTGAAAAGCATCCACGAAATGTGGGCTAAAGACTGTGTTATTGATGCGAATAAACTAGACGAAGCATCGCGGCAAGCTCCTCTCTTGCACGCCAAATATCTAGAACTCATATCAACATACAAGCTTCAACTCAAGAAGACTGAGTTTGAGCAGAAAAAGCTATTGAAAGATAAGTGGCTTTGGTATAACGGTAAGATGTCTCAAGAAGAAATAGAAGAGAAAGGCTGGGATCCAGATCCTTTTAATGGATTGAAAATTCTAAAAGGTGAAATGGATCACTACTATGATACAGATCCAGAAATACAAGAATCAGAATTAAAAATACAGTACTATAAGAATGTGATAGATACATTAACAGAAATAATTTCAAATGTCAATTGGCGACATCAAACTATTGGAAATATGATTAAGTGGAAACAATTCGAGTCAGGCTTCTAAATCATGCAAATATGCATGTTGATTGTGAATCAGGTGTAGCACAAGAACTTAACGAGTTTTTCTCATTCTATGTACCCGGTTACAAATTCATGCCAGCATTCCGCAATAGGATGTGGGATGGAAAGATACGTCTGTACAATATATCTACCGGTGAATTACCAGCTGGTTTATATTTACACTTACTAAAATTTGTTGAACAACGTGGATATGAACTTGCTTGTTATGACGATGACAAATACGGTGAAGTAGAACAATACAACAAAGTAGATGTAGAAGAACTCTACTCATTTATCAAAAGACTCAATCTACCCTATGAAATACGTGACTACCAGTTCGATGCGGTGTCAACTGGTATACATCGGAAACGCGCGATTTTGTTGTCACCTACTGGTTCGGGTAAGTCGCTCATCATATACGCACTTATGAGATGGTACCTCCACAACCACGATAAGAGTGCATTGATTATTGTACCAACCACATCATTGGTTGAACAGTTAACGAATGACTTTAAAGAATACGGTATGGACTCGGATAACATGGTCCATAGAATATATTCCGGTAAAGATAAAGTAACGAATAAAAGAATTATAATTAGCACATGGCAATCGATATATAAACTACCTCGACAATGGTTTGCAAAGTTTGGTGTAATATTCGGTGATGAGTGTCATGGATTTAAGTCAAAATCTTTAATGTCTATTATGAATAAGGCAACGGAGGCGGATTACAGATATGGAACCACAGGAACACTCGATGGAAGTCAAACACATGAGTTGGCACTTCAAGGTCTCTTCGGAGCAATATACCGCGTTACCTCAACAAAGTCCTTACAGGATAATGATACTCTCGCCCAGCTCAAAATTAAACGAATCGTACTTGATTATGCAGAAGAAGTACGTAAGGAGTTTGGTAAACGAACATATCAGGATGAGATCGAGTACATTGTACGCCATGAAGCCAGAAATCGATTCATACGAAACCTAGCCACGAGTCTTAGTGGTAATACGCTGGTATTGTTTCAAAGAGTAGAACAACACGGCAAGGTCCTTTTTGATTTAATAGATAGAAAGGTAGAAGAAGGTCGAAAAGTATTCTTTGTAGCCGGAGAAACAGATACCACAGATAGAGAAGCAATACGTGGTATTGTAGAAAAACAAAAAGATTCTATTACGGTTGCTTCACTCGGTACCTTCTCAACAGGAATAAATATAAGGAACCTACATAATATTATATTTGCATCACCAAGTAAATCGCAGATAAGAGTGTTGCAAAGTATAGGTAGAGGTTTAAGAAAAAGTGACGATGGTAGAGTTACGGAGCTCTATGATATATCAGATGATTTAAGCTGGAAGACTAAAAAGAATTTTTCATTATTACATTCCTTTGAAAGGTTGAAGATGTACCAAAAAGAAGAGTTTCAGTATCAGACAATTAAGGTGGAGATCAAATAATGGCTGGAGAATTTAGACAATTCAAATTGACTAATCACGATGAAATCATTGCCGAAGTCATTGATCACGGTGATGAAGATACGCCTGATATTATCGTACGTAAAGTCATGAAAATAATTGTAGTTGACGACTTCGAAGAAAACGTTAGGTACTATACATTCAAGCCTTGGCTATCATTTCAAGATGATATTGAAGAGCTCAGTTCGTTAAATTCTGTACATGTTGTCGGTGAAGCTACTCCTTCTAAAACTGTTATGTCACACTATGTTAAATCCTTGAATGAGGTAGACAGATATAATAAGCTGAAGCGCGCGGGTATGGATATGAATGAAATCGCTGATATTATAAAAGACATGACAGAGAAAGAAATGGAAGACTTTTTAGAAAAAAAGTTTGGCGCAGCAAATGATGATATTTTCGATTCAAGTGATCCTAAGATTATAAAGTTTCGACCTAAAAACGATAAAGGCACGATGCACTAGTTATCCGCCCCCCTTAATAGATAATATATTATACCATAAAAAGTGCATGTTGTACACCACTATTTTTTAATCTCAATGTAAATATTAGATATGTACATTCTATTGAAAACATGTTATAATACTACTATAAAATGAAAGGATGTAAAATGGCCAGACAAAAAAGGGCTAGCATTCATTATGTAAACAATGCCGAGTTTTCTCAAGCAGTCGTGGATTATGTTATGACTGTAAGAGAAGCCAAAGAAAACATGAGCGTCTTACCGGTCGTACCAGATTATATTGCTCAGTGCTTCTTACGAATCGCTGAAGGTTTGTCTCACAAAGCTAATTTTATTCGCTACACATATCGCGAAGAAATGGTAATGGACGGAGTCGAGAATTGTTTGAAGGCAATTGAAAATTACAATATTGAAGCGGCAACAAGAACAGGTAAGCCAAATGCATTTGCGTATTTTACACAGATAGTTTGGTATGCTTTTCTTCGAAGAATTGCGAAAGAAAAGAAACAACAAGATATTAAACTAAAATATCTCACCAAGTCAGGAATAGAAAACTTTATTTCAAACGAGCATGGTGATGAAATGTCAAGTCAAGTCATGGATGCTTTTGTAGATACACTCAGATCACGTATCGAAAAGGTAAGACACCATGATGCAGAAGTCAAAGATCTAGTTATGCAAGAAAAAAAGAAAAGAAAAGCCGGCCTAGCTGATTCTAATTTATCGGAGTTCTTAGTTTGAAGGTAGCAGTATTAAATGACACACATTGCGGTATACGTAACTCTTCCGAAATATTTCTCAAAAATGCAGCAGATTTTTACTCAGAAATCTTTTTTCCTTACTGTCGAGAAAACGGAATCGAACAAATCATACACTTGGGCGACTATTATGACCACAGGAAGTTTGTAAACTTTAAAGCGCTGAATCATAATCGTAAACATTTTCTAGATCCTTTGCGTAAGCATGGGATGAAGATGGATATTATACCCGGAAATCATGATACGTATTTCAAAAATACAAATGATTTGAATTCTCTCAAGGAATGTCTTGGTCATTACATGAATGAGATCCATATTGTTATGGAACCCGCGGTTTTAGAATACGGATCATTGAAGATAGCAATGCTACCTTGGATCAATAATGAGAACTATGAAGAGTCTATGAAGTTTATTTCTACCTGTGAAGCAGATTGGCTTGGCAGTCATTTAGAATTAAATGGATTCGAAGTAATGAGAGGTGTTAAGAACGCGCACGGCATGGATCACAAGTCTTTCTCTCGATTTGAAATGGTTTTGACCGGTCACTACCACGTTGCTTCTCGTAGAGATAATATCTGGTATCTTGGTAGCCAGATGGAGTTTTTCTGGTCTGATGCTCATGATCCAAAACATTTTCATGTTATAGATACAGAAAGTCGTGAAATAGAAAAAGTGTTAAATCCTTACACTTTATTTCATAAAATCCTTTACAATGATAAAGAAATGGATTATAATAACTATAATGTATCAGATCTTGATGGTAAGTTTGTCAAAGTTGTAGTTGTTAACAAAACTGATTCGTTTGTATTTGATCGATTCATAGATCGCATACAGAATCAAAATATTCACGAGTTAAAGATCGCTGAAAACTTTAGCGAGTTCATTGGTGAAAATGTTGGAATAGAAGATAATATAAATTTTGACGATACACAAGAAATTGTTGATACATATATCGATGCTGTGGATACTGACTTGGACAAAGATCGGATCAAAATCCAAATGCGTGAACTTATGACAGAGGCACAGGCTTTAGAGATTGCATGATTAATTTTAAGACTATACGTTATAAAAACTTTCTATCATCTGGAAATACATTTACTGAAATAGATTTAGATAACGACAAGACAACACTTGTAGTTGGCCACAACGGTGCTGGTAAATCTACAATGCTTGACGCATTATCATTTAGTCTATTTGGTAAAGCACACCGTAATATCAAGAAAGACCAACTTATCAACTCAATTAATAATAAAGGTTGTTTAGTTGAAGTTGAGTTTAATGTTGGTGGAAACAAGTTTAAGATATGTAGAGGTATAAAGCCAAACGTATTTGAGATTTGGAAGAATGGAGTGATGATAAACCAGTCATCACATGCCAAAGAGTACCAGAAGATCCTTGAACAGAATATCTTAAAACTGAACCACAAAAGCTTTCATCAGGTTGTAGTATTGGGTAGCTCCTCATTTATCCCATTCATGCAACTACCAGCTGGTATCAGAAGAGAAGTGATCGAGGATCTTCTGGACATCAATGTTTTCTCTAAGATGAATATTATTTTAAGAGAAAGAAATGCACAACTCAAAGAAAATATAAAAGACGTTAACTACCAAATTGATATTATAAAAAACAAAATCGAAACACAAACAAAATACATTACAGATATTACAGCTCTTACAAATGAAAGTAGGAACCAGTATGAACTTAAGATACATGCATCGCAGAATCTCATCGATGAACTACAGGCTAAGAATAGTGAGCTTAGCGTCGGACTCGATGAATCTGTATCACAAACCGAACAAAGGTTGGGATTGCTACAGGATAGGAAGCAGGACCTACTCCTCCGAAGTCAAGATAGGCAGACGCGTCTCGGCGACATCGGCAAGCGGATCGCCTTTTTCGAAGAGAATGAGACGTGTCCCGTATGCGACCAAGCCATTTCAGACGGCCATAAACATGAGATTTTACGGTCAACGAAAGAATCTCAGGATAGGGGGAAGGCAGCGCTTAGGCAAATCGGCGTTGAAGGCCAAGGGGTGGAATCGGAGATTGATGAACAGACTAGCGTACTTTCAACGCTTCGAGATCGGGTACATCAACTCACTGCCAACTCGCAAGAGATTTCGAAACTTCAAAGAGACATCGACGAATTTCAAAAGTTTTTGGATAAAGAAGTCTCGGTAGATTTAGATAAAGCTAAAGAAGATTTGTCCGTGTATAATACGGATAAGAATGATATGATGGAACATAAACTCAAACTGTCTGATCAGTTTAGTTATAATAATGTTATCCATGAAATGTTAAAAGACACTGGTATCAAGACAAAAATTATTAAGCAGTATTTACCAGTGATAAATAAACTCGTTAATCAATATCTGCAGGTGCTCGATTTTTTCGTGCACTTCAACCTTGACGAATCATTTCAAGAAACGATTAGGTCAAGACATAGAGATGAGTTTACCTATGACTCATTTAGTGAAGGTGAAAAACAAAGAATTGATTTGGCACTTCTGTTTACTTGGAGACAGATTGCCAAGATGAAGAACTCGGTTGCTACTAACTTGTTATTACTTGATGAAACGTTTGACTCATCACTTGACCACGAAGGTGTAGAAAATCTTATTAAGATTCTGTATACTCTTGGCGATGACACAAATGTTTTTGTCATATCTCACAAAGGTGAGATACTCGACGGCAGGTTCAATAACAAGATTGAATTTGTCAAAGATAAAAACTTTAGTAAGATGGTAAAAAGTAGTGTACAACCAGTGCTATCTGTGGTATAATATAGCAGTAATTGAAATGGAAGGTTATTATGGAATTAAATGAAAATACTTTGTCTGTATTGAAAAACTTTTCTGGCATCAACCAAAACATGTTGATCAAGGAAGGTAACACAATCAAGACTATCTCTGAAGCTCGTAATGTTTTGGCTACCGCTGTAGTTGAAGCAGAGTTCCCACAAAGCTTTGGCATCTATGATCTTAATGAATTCATCGGTGTCTTATCTCTAGTTGATGAACCACGACTTAAGTTTGCTGAAGAGCACGTGGTTATTGGTGATTCTACTGGTAGATCTAAAGTCAAGTACTTCTTCTCACCAGAAGAAACATTGACTGCTCCACAAAAAGATATTAACATGCCGACACCGGATGTTAAGTTTACACTGACTAACGATACACTGAACAAGATTAAGAGAGCAGCATCCACTCTTGGTCATAGCGAAGTGTCAATCACTGGTGAAGGTGGTGTACTAAGTCTTTCTGTGGTTGATAACCAGAACTCAACATCTAACGTATATTCGATCGATGTAGATGGAGAGTATAATAATGAAGCAACGTTTAATTTTATTTTGAGTATTGCTAATCTTAAGATCCTACCCGGTGATTACGATGTAGAAATATCCTCGAAGCTAATTACACGTTTTGCTCATAAAGAAATGAACGTTCAATATTGGATTGCACTAGAAAAGACATCAACGTACGGAGTATAATATGTCAGACAATGAACCAGATAAGATGGACCACCTTATGACACTTGCTAATCAGGTGTCTCGTTCTTCGGTTGCCATCGTAGATGCCATGACTCAACGTGGCGCGTTTAAAGGCGAAGAACTATCAACCATTGGTAAGCTAAGGGATGACGCAGTACAAGTCATTCAGTTGGTTGAAAATATCCAGCAAGAAAAAGCAATGGAGGATGACGACTAAACCTTTACAAGTCCGTGAATTTGTGGTATAATTATTTTTTGTTATGAGGATTTGTAAATGTCTGTTGAATTTCTATGGGTTGAAAAATATCGCCCGCAAACTATTGCCGACACTATCTTACCAGTGTCACTTAAGAATACCTTCCAGAAGATGGTGGATACCGGTGAATTGCAAAACATGCTTTTTACTGGTACCGCCGGACTCGGTAAGACGACTGTAGCTCGAGCTCTATGTAAATCACTGGATCTCGACTACATTGTCATTAACGGTTCCGAAGAAGGCAATATCGATACACTGCGAACTAAAATCAAGCAGTTCGCTTCTACTGTTTCATTGCAGGGTGGCTACAAGGTTGTCATACTCGATGAGGCAGATTATCTTAATCCACAATCGTTTCAGCCAGCTCTTCGTGGTTTTATCGAAGAGTTCTCAAACAATTGTCGATTTATTCTTACATGTAATTTTAAGAATCGAATCATTGAACCACTCCACTCAAGATGTGGTGTGTATGAATTCAATACATCTAAAAAAGATATGGTACAACTGTGCGGTGAGTTTATGGACCGTGCAGCGAATATCCTATACAAAGAAGAAGTATCTTTTGATAGTCAAGTCCTTGCTGAACTGATTATGAAGTTTGCACCCGATTGGCGTAGAGTACTTGGCGAATTACAAAGACATTCGTCCGGTGGTGTTCGCATTGATTCGTCTATATTAGTTAACCTCAACGATAAAAACTTCGATGATCTTTTTACTCATTTGAAAAATAAAGACTTTAAGAAGATGCGTGCATGGGTGGTCAACAATATAGATACAGATGCATCTGCAATCTTTCGAGCTATATACGATCGTATGAATGATAAAGTATCACCTCAATCGATTCCTCAAGTAGTTCTTATTCTTGCCGAATACCAATATAAGAATGCTTTTGTTGCAGACCATGAACTTAATGTTGTTGCATGTCTTACGGAGGTTATGGCCAATGTCCAATTCACCTAGACTAACACTCTATACTCAGCACAACTGTGAATATTGTGATATTATGAAAATGAAACTTTCGGGTTGGGGTTACCGGTTTGATGTAGTTAACATCAAAGAAAACGTACAAGGATTAGCATTTCTTCGATTGAATAACCACAAAACAGTACCACAGCTGTACTGGAATAAAAAACATCTAAATAAAGTTCAAACTCTTGACTTTACACGTGAAATGTTAGAAGAAGAATTAGACTTAGATAGTTATGGTGGAGGTGTAGAACTATGGGGAACATAAGTAAAATTTTATTTGGTGATGAAGGTGTAGATCAATCACCTTCTCAAAGAAGATCAGACGTGACTAGTTTTGTCTTGGCCATGTTATGTGCTATGGGAGTTGCACCTTTTGTACATGAAGTTGGTATAATTATTATGGGTGTATCTGTCTATGCTATCTTAAGATTCCTACAACGTGGTGGCCACTAATGAATCCATTTGAATATCTTACTGCTATCAATGACACCAAGAATGATATTATGGTGGATGATATTGCAGAGAAAGCTTATAATCCGTTTATGGTTAACCGTGGTCTATCATACTTTCAAGACACGGTACTCATGGCGAATGAGATGAATCAGCATGCTCACCTCGATCACCGCTTACAATTTGACTTTTATATAAATATAGTTAGAAAGAAAAAGCGGTTCTCTAAATGGCTCAAGCCACAGACCGCAAGTGATGTGGAAGTAGTCAAGGAATATTATGGTTACAGCAACGAAAAAGCGCGCCAAGCCTTGTCCCTTCTCACACCTGAACAGATAAATGCACTCGAAAAGAAGGTGACAAAAGGTGGACGATAATAACTTAGTTGAATGGACCCCAACCTCTATGTTAGAGGTAACTCTTAATGAACCAGATGATTTTTTGAAGGTTCGTGAAACATTAACACGTATTGGTGTAGCATCTCGTAAAGATCGTAAGCTCTTTCAATCTTGCCATATATTACATAAGCAAGGTAGATATTTCATTGTACATTTCAAAGAGCTCTTTTTACTTGATGGAAAAAAATCTAACTTAGAAGAAAATGATATTGCTAGGCGAAATACAATAGCACAACTCATGTCTGATTGGGGTCTCATCTCAATCGAAGATAATACTAAAGTTGAGCCGCTAGCACCGATGAGACAGATTAAAATAATTCCTTTTAAGGAAAAGACACAATGGGAGTTGTGTCCAAAATATAATATTGGAAATAAGTAGAAAATATTATATATAGTATAGAGACGCCGTTTACGGGTCTCATTAACCTTGCTAGTCAATAGGAGGCACATATGACTGGAACATTCGCATTTCCGCGAAACGCATTTCTTGGTTTCGACCACATCTTCGATCAGTTGGATAACATCCATCTACATGCGAAGGATACCTATCCACCACACAACGTCGTCAAAGAAGCAGAGATGAAATATACTCTGGAGATGGCAGTGGCTGGATTCAATAAAGAACATATTGATATTGAAGTGAAGGACCACATCCTTACCATTAAGGGTGATAGGCCTGCACGTAGAGAACAAAGTAAGTATGTTCATAAAGGTATTAGTGCTCGAAATTGGAACAAGTCATTTAGACTGTCGGAATATACCGAAGTCACTGGAGCTGATCTAACGGACGGAATCTTGACTGTCGGACTTGAAGTAGTCCTTCCGGAAGAAAAGCGGCCTCGTAAAATTTCAATCACGAAAAACGAGGAACTCATAAATGACAACAATCGTACTAAAAAACTTAAGTCTGCCTAATCCTTTTGTTTGGATTGCTGAATTCGTTGAATCACTAAGCACCGCTGTTAAAGTTTCTAGGCAAATAGAATCTAATCAAAAAATAGCACGTATGCTTAGGCATGAATATCCGCATGAAGATTACAATGGTATAGTTGCTATCTTGAATGATAAAACATTAAGGGAGTACTACAAGTGAACCCTGAAACAATCAACAAGTTATCAAAAATATTGCAAAAAAGGAGTACCACTGATGCAATGGCTTAAAAAAATTTGTAGCATGCGATTTAGCGATGCTAAAAAAGGTGGGTGGCCAGGCACACCAATGGGGCAACCACTAAAGTATCGTGAATCTAATTACAAGTTAGCTGAATTAGAGAAGCGTTTGATTGCAGAAGTAAATGGCTTTAGCAATAAAAGCTGGTAAGATTATAAATAAAAGGGAACAGCTAGGTTGTTCCCTTTTAACACAGGAGGTATTATGCGAGGTTCACCACGCTATTGTAAAAACTGTGGTTGTAGATGCCACTGTTTAACAACCGAATGTAAGACATGTATTAATGATGTTTGTAATAGATGTGATTGTGAAAATCCAATAAGAGATATGCCTGATAGTTTTACCAAGGAGAATACATAATGAGACGTACAATAAAAGGTAGGCTTAAAGACTTAGAAGAGAATCGTAGAAAAAATTATATAAAAGTTCGTATCAGCCAGCTTATGGATGATATGAATAAAGCTCATGATGAGCATGATAAAAACTGGTATAATAGACTTATCCAAGAATTAAACTGGGTACAACAGGCTGAAGAAAAGCCAACACACAACTGCTATATGGAAAGGGCTACGTGGTAATGGATATAGATAAATTAAGAGAACAATTGAAAATTGATGAAGGTGTCAAATATGAAATCTACCTCGACCATCTTGGTCTCCCTACTTTTGGCATCGGCCATCTTGTTCTTGATAGTGATGCTGAATTTGGGCAAGGAGTTGGAACGCCTGTCTCAGAAAGCAGAGTTAACGAGTGCTTCGATAAAGACGTTGAAGTCGTGTTATCAGAGTGTAGAATCCTCTACCCAGACTTCGATGATTTGCCAGAGGAAGTCCAACAAATTATAGCAAACATGATGTTTAATATGGGTCGGCCACGTTTGTCTAAATTCAAAGGAATGAAACGTAATGTAGATGCTCGTGACTGGATGGGAGCTGCCACTGAAATGGTAGACTCACAATGGTATCGACAAGTTACAAATCGTGCTGATCGATTGGTAACAAGGATGCGAGCAGTTGGTTGAACTCACTGAGTCAGCACAAGAATATTTACAAAAAGTAGGACAGCCAAATGTCTATCTTGGTGTACAAGGAGGTGGCTGTTCTGGCTTTACTTATGTTTGGGACGTAACCGATAAAGAACCTACAGTCGGCAATCTCGTAGTAGATGAAATGGCTGAGATGTTTGTTATAGGCTGCACCGTTGATTACGTAACTGAACTAGGTGGATCATATCTTAAAGTAATAAATCCTAACGCAACTGCGTCCTGTGGTTGTGGAGAATCATTTGCAGTCTAGTGCATTTTTTAGTGTACATTTGCCTCAAAATATTGTATAATAGTATCTTGAATTGGAGGTTATATGTCATCATTTTACACGTCTGTTGTACGTTACGGTAACTCATTTTTGTATCGAGGTTATGACGCGGCCGGTAAACGCGTCTATAAAAAAGAATCATTCTCACCAAGATTGTTTGTACCAGCCAAAGCTGAAACAACTTGGCGTGGTCTTGACGGTACGCCTGTCGGGCCAGTAGACTTCAAAACAATGCGTGAATGTCGGCAGTGGCTTGACCAATATCGTGAAGTTAGTGGCTTTGACATTTATGGCAATCCTAATATGATGCAACAATTCATTGCTCATAAGTTTCCAAGAGATATTGAATTCAATCGTGATATAATCAATGTTACTACTATTGATATTGAAACAGCGTATGAGGATGGATTCCCCGAACCAGAAAAAGCTAACCAAGAAGTGTTGGCTATCACCATTAAAAATAATATCGATGGTGTGTATCGTGTATGGGGTATGAAAGATTATGATGTCAGTTCTTCTCTTATAAAACCAGTACGTTATATCAAGTGTGAAGATGAGATTGACCTGCTTCTAAAGTTTCTTGACTTTTGGAGTGACCATCACAATACACCCGATGTTGTGACCGGTTGGAATGTAAAGTTCTTTGATATACCTTACCTTGTCAATCGTGTAAACAATGTTCTTGGCGTGGACCAGTGCAGAAAGTTTTCTCCTTGGGGTATAGTTGACTATTCCAAGATTGTAAAACGTGGACGTGAACAAATCACATATAAACTACAGGGCATACAGATTCTGGATTATCTCGATCTGTTTCAAAAGTTTGGATATACGTATGGTACACAAGAATCTTATAAACTCAATCACATTGCATACGTAGTTCTTGGCGAAAAGAAACTGTCCTTTGCCGAAGAAGGTTCTCTACGTAATCTCTATAAAGAAGACTTCCAAAAGTATATCGACTACAACATGAAAGATGTACAGTTGGTTGATAAGCTCGAAGAAAAGATGGGGCTTATCACTCTGGCTATGACTGTGGCATATAAAGGTGGTGTCAATTATCAAGATACGTTTGGTGTGGTTGCGATATGGGAATCAATCATATACCGTAAACTCAATTCACAGAAAGTCATGCCAAAGATCGAGCCTGATGAAATGGGTATACGTGATTTCGAAGGTGGCTATGTAAAAGAACCACAGGTTGGCATGCATGACTGGGTAGTTTCTTTTGATTTGAATTCTCTATATCCTAATATTATTGTTCAGTGGAATATGTCACCTGAAACTCTCAATAAAGATCCACAACAAAATATGCCAAGTGGTGTACAAAATTATTTACACAAAGAAGAAAAACAGAATAGCAGTTATGCTGTAGCAGCAAATGGTTCTACCTATCGTAAAGACTTTGATGGTGTAGTACCAAATATCATTGTAGATTATTACGATGAACGTAAGTCAGTCAAGAACATGATGATTGCAGCAGAAAAAGAATATCAAAAGAATAAAACACCAGAGCTCGAAAGAGAAATTAATCGACTTACAAATCAGCAGATGGCGATTAAAATTCTTATGAACTCTTTGTATGGTGCGATTGGTAAC